TTTACGCCCATGAGACCGGCAGCGCCAGCGTATGGGAATACGGAACGCTTATCTCCGTCTAATTGCTGGCCGAGCAACTTCCATACGTTCGGGCTGACAAAAATGTGGTCAGGCAAGAAGTTGCTTGCGGTCAGAATGTCGGTTGCTGCATCGTAGAGCGCTGCGAACAACGTTGATGGGTCGGTGCTGTTGTAAGTCCAAGTTGAACCTGATGCTGATGCACCTGCGGTAATCGCATCGGCTGCAACGTCATCGCTCTTCAACAAGTATTGTCCTGCGAGATCGCGCAAGATGATTTCCATTGCTGCGGGGCTCGTGAAGTCCACATCCTGTACGGAGAGGGTCACTTGACCGCTTAGGGTTGTCTTGCTGACCACGTTCGAGGCAATCACGGGGGTGGTTGCCGATACTGCAGCAAGTTCGTTTGCTTGTGCAGCTACCGAAGTGTGTGTCGTCCACGTTGGGCGGATAAAGGTTTTTTGATTTCCGCCGTCTGGCATTGCGCGAGCGCCGACTGCTGCGACTACTGGACGGATGTAGTTTAAGTCTTCAAATACTGGTCCGAGAACTGGTACTGGCAAAAGACCAGGTGTATCGGTTGTAAGCACGTCGCCTGCAGCTGCTTGCAATGCGCTTTGCTTTGACAATGCGTAGTCGCGTGCGGCTGCTGCAACGTTGCGGAATGTTTCTCCGCCGATGTGCATTGCTGCAAGATATTCACCTGCGGTTGGCAGATCAAACTTGCGCTTTGCTTGTGCAAATACTGGTGCAGTAGGAACGGTTGCCTCGACTGCGGTTTCGTTTATTTCGGACATTTCTTGTTTCTCCTCTACTGGGGTTACTTCTTCATTTAACACTACTTCTTCGGGCTCTTGGTGGATACTCGCTGCCACTTTGGTGATGTTTGCTGCATCGCCAAAAGCGCCAATCGGAACTAGCGACAATTCCATCCAGTCGGCTGACTCAATGACCATTGTGCCTTCTTCGTCATACGAGAACTTGGTCGGATTTACGCCAACGGATACTTGGTCAATGGTGCCGTCAATGGCCATAACAAGGGCATCGTTACCGAGGCTGGTGGCGCTGATCTTGGCGCTGAACATCATGCCTTCTTCGGTTTCTGCGCGCTCGGTAACTACGCCTACTGGCATTGAGGCATCGTGGTACATGAAAAGGCGCGGTGCTTTGCCTTCGACTGGCAATGAGCCTGGGCGAAAGATCACAGCTGTACCGTCCGAAACTACTGCCGGCACGTTGTATGGAACGGCTACTCCGCTGATGGTGCGGCGTGGTGCGTCGCCTTTGGCAGCGTCAAGCGTGAACTCTCCTGCAATTAGTTTGATCATCTTGCTAACTCCTCTTGTGTGTTTTCTCTTACGACTTCTTCACGGTCGTCCATTTGATCGGCCATAAAGTTTTCTTCTAGGTATTCATCTGCGTCAAACTCAACATAGGTTCCGCGCGGTAGGACGTTGTCCATTGAGAGCGCGCCAGCAATTGCATCGGCATACAACTTGACACCGAACAAGTAAAGATCGGCGCGCGCTTGCTGGGATGACTGATACGAATATGCGCCAGTTGCAACGCCTACCAAATACGGCGGAACATTTGCCAGACGTGACATTTCAAGCGCCTGATATTGCGATGCCTCAATCAAAAGCATCTTGTCAGGTGTGCTGTTTGTTTCCGTGTATGTCAAATACTCGTTAAGCGCTGCAGTCTGGTTTGTTGCTCGAGCGGCGTTAAACGCGCTTGCCAAATCAGCAAGTTCTTGCGCGCTAAGTGGCTCGCCACCTGTTTGCTTAAGTACGCCAGCAGGGATGCTTGACGACGCGTTTCGGTTACGCGCAGCTTCTAATTTAAGTGCGGTCTCAATTGCGCCAGGTGCCGAGTAAATCATTCCTTGCGCTGGCGATAGGAATTGCACAAGGTTTGTTGGGTCTAGCATTCCGCCGTTGAAGTAAACCTCTTTAGACGGGGCAAACCACACAGGGCCCACCATGTCGGTCGTGGTAATTGATCCTGCTGGCAGTCGGGTAAACGTGGCAGGGTAGCCGTCAGCGGTGCGCGATGTGATGTACCAGAATGCTCTGCCAAACATCATGAGGTCATCAAGTGTCCAACTAAAGAGAAATTGTGCGGACACGGTCGGGTCTGGTCGGCGCATCCACGAACGTGGCGCAATATAAATGCGTTCCATTTCTTCGCCGTTCCAAAACTCGTTGTATGAGCGCAACGGCATTGAGCCAATTACCGACGCCATCAAATCTCGAGCGCGGTTAATCGTTGGAACGCTGATTGCCCGATTGCGCGCTTCGCCTTCTTGGTAACTGTAATACTGGCCGATCATGCTTACGCCTTGCGCGTTACTTGTGTAACCGCCAGCGACCGCAGCTGCCACGCTAGGCGCTGGGCTTATTGCTGCTTTACGAGTTTTATTGAAGATCGCCATGTTCCTACTTTGTCATATAAGTGGCAACCGCGCATGACTTATCCGATTCCGACAAAAGGCAAGGTGCGCGGTCGCCGCGTTTATCTTAGTTATTTACAGCGACAAGCATGGGCTTTCCGCTGTTGACTGGACGGGCACACATGCCAATTCCCCAGACCATTGTGCGCGCTAACTCAATAGGCCCTGGACTCCGTTTACTGGACAAAACTATGGTGTTGTCGGTGCGTACCGCAACCGCGCGCTGAACATGTTCGGCAAGCAGTTTTTCTCCTGTGTGTAACAGTCGCGCTTCTGCAATCATGTTTTTGGCAAGCGGTGTAAACCGTCCAAGTTCTGCATAGCCGACCACGACCCTGCGGCGCTCAATGTTTGGTGGGCAGGTTGCGTCCACGGTCGGCGACAAGGCAAACCTGATCGTCGGGTCTTTGGCTAGTTCTTGCACGTTTTCCCACAGCTCTGTGATCGACTCGGCAATGAATGCGACGGTGACAAGCACCCGACCGTCTGACAGGTTGACGCATCTGGTCGCGCTGTATCGGGAGTCATCCAGCGAAGACTCGATCGCCACAACCCCACCGTTAGGAATGTCCCCCGTGTACTCAAGAGACGGCCAACGCCCTGGCTCAATCCAACCGCGCACGACACTCACCCAAAGGTTTAGGGATGCGCGCAAGAATGACGCGCGATCAGGGTTTGTTGACTCTTGCCTAATTGTGTCCATGTCCAAGGTGTACCCAAGTGCAGGATTACCCCACGCCCATGACGCAGGATGCAGCGGGTCAAGGCTCGGGTCGGGAGACCATTCCGCCATGTACATCGTTGACGGCTCACCTTTGTCAATGGCTCGAATGCCCGCTTCACGCCAACGCTGGAACAACACGGATTCTTCCGTGCCAGCAGTAGAAAAGAAACAGGCAAGAGGGTTTTTGCGTGCGCGCTGTGCCGGCAACAGACCGCCCTCAACAGAATCAGGGTTGACGTCAAATAATTCGTCCACCACGACCAAGTCAATTGACATACCGTGACCTTGATTTGGCTTTAATGCTTTGACCCACCACTTGCTGCCGTCTGGCATCGTGGCCTGATAACGGCCGTAAGACTTGACGATCTTGGCGCCGTAATACTCCTCAAGGATTGGCGACAGATCATCAAACAACAAACACGCAAGATCAAGTCTGTGCGCGCCAGATACCACGGTCTGTTTACCGCCACGTATCTTTGGCATCTCCACAAGCCAAAACAGAATGAGCGCTTGAATGATTGTGGTTTTACCGTTCTGACGCGCAACCGACACAAGGCTCGAGCGATGCACAAACTTGTTATCGGCGTCAACCGCCAGCATCCCTTCCAGAGCATGTATTTGCCAAGGCATCAAATCAATCTGCAGCACCTTTTTAGCCATGTCCCCCACAAGTCCAGCTAGTGAACCGGCATGGTCAGGGATGATCGTTTCCAGTCTTGGCTGGTCATGGCCAGTTGACGCCAGTTCAGGCTGGTTCGGGCTGGTGGCGACAAAATGATGGATGGGGCTCGGGGGCATCTCGGAGCTGTATAAAAAATCGTTGATGGCTTTTTCGCGGTTGTGTTTTGCGTTGGCCAGTTTTTTGTTTCGGTATGTGGCGCCTCGGGCTGAGTTGCATGGTTTGCATGCTGCGACGTATCCGTCTTCTATGGTTCCGCCTTTGTCTGATTCGACTAAATGGTCTAGTTCTGTTGCTGGGTTTCGCCGGCACCAATGGCAGATAGGTGAGTCGCGCAGTAGTTCTGCACGTGCTTGCTTGTAGATCGTGGTGTCGTGTTCGGTGAGTTTGCGTGTCATGCTCGCGCGCTTCGCTTGCGCTGACGCGGCGCTTGCGCGCCTTGTCCACGATTGTTGTTTGTCATGTTTGTTGTCGGGTTCATGTCTGTGCTTTCTTTGTTTGTTAACTGTATGTCATCTGCAGGTCAAGAGATGTGTGAATGCTCCACCCACGGGGTTGCCCTAACCCGTTCCCTTTGCATTACACCAGATTGTTTACTGGTCGCCTCGGCGCATTGCCCGTCTCATTTCGTGTTGCATGATTCGAGGCGCGCCGATCTACCCAGGTTCCCCTGTTTACTGCCCACCTCATGCGACCGAGGCACACACCTGCTACTAGCCGATTGTTTACATTCTTGGATTGCTCAAGGTGTAGAGAATGTACTCCATGTCACTTGGCTTCCAAACCGCTGCATGACATCCAGCCAACTCACACGCCTTTAACCAAACCTTTTGCCCAGGTGTCGTCTTACCCTTCTCCGCTTTCAACTCAATGACCAACGGCCTGCCGCCTTGGAATGGGTGCACCATGAACAGATCAGGGAATCCCACATCGCCTTGCACGTTGGTCATCCAGCGTCCTCGAGTGTTCTGTGCCGGCAGGTCATGATGCACTAGCCAGCCGTAACGCTTGGCAATGCTGATAACCATGTCCTTAAAGTCGGCTTCGCTGATCTTCGGGTCAAGTTTCATTTTAAACGCTCAATAATTTTTGATGCTTCATGCGATTTGAGCATTTCTAAAACTGCGCTGTCGTCTTCAAGGTTTAATTGAATCATCTCCAATAATGCCAAGTCATCCATGCCTTTATCACGTGCCAGTTTTTTGATGTAGCCAATCTGTTTTGGTGTGGCAAACGCGCCAGAGGGTGTGTGCGTTTGTGGTTGCGGTGGTGTCGTTAAACGCTCCACTTTTTGCATTTCATTGCGTGACGGCCTAGGGCCACTAGCAGGCGCCTGTATAGGGCAGTTGGCAATTGCACGACCAATTGCGCTGGTTTCACAGTTCTCAACAAACGATGTGGCATTGACACCTCGGTCGCTTTTGATTTCTTCTGCGTAGCCCGTAGCGACTGGCACTTTGTCGTCTTTGTCGGCGTACAGTTCGCAATAGAACACGCAAGCGTCGCCTGTGTAATTCATCATCATGGTGTACACGCGCCCGTTCGGGTATGCAGCCCACCAGCGGACTAAGCGTTGCTCAACTGTTTCGTAGTTGCTTAGGTCAAAACCCATCAGATACCAGCCCACACAGATAGGCGTTGTGCATGGTCATGCGCGCCACCGCGCTGTGCGTATGCCAGTTCTCCTGTGTTGCGAATAATGCCACGACGCGCAGCTGCATTAAGCCGTCCAGCGATGCCCTTCGTGACTGGGAACTGATCGCCTAGGTGTTTCCAAATGTCGTCAGATGTAAAGAACCCTTTAGTGCGCGCAACGTGCAAGATCGCAGCGTCAACTTTGCGCTGTTCTTCTGGCGTCCATTTTGTGTCTGCGCTTGCTTGCGATAACGCCATGCCAACAGCAAACGGTTTTGTTGCCGGCACACGGCCGTCACATACGAAATGTGTCTTGCCTTGAATGTCTGGGTAAGCGATGGTTTCTTTGCAAATCGTGCAGGTTTTCATCGTCGGAATCTCCCTTGTCGGTTAGGAATGTGCTTGTAATGCTTTGATTGCTAAGTCAAGTGTAGTCACATCGTGTAGTGGCATTGGTTCTTCTAGTGATAGCGAGTTTTTCATTGCGCGCAATCGGCGGATGATGCTTGCGTGTGGGTTTGTGCTTGTGTCAGCGATCTGGTTGATCAGATCAAAGATTGCCATGTCGTGTCTTGTTGTCATCATTTGCTCCATTACCATTCGTCGGGTTTCTTCAGTAAGTTCGCCTTGGTTCCATGCACAGCCTTCGCTCATTTAGTTGCACTCCATGGCCCCCAGCCGTAGCCGTGACGGTTTACGCCGTAATTGTAAATTGCTAACGCTGCACGCAAATTAACATCAGCCTGTAACAAGTTTTCTACATCGGTGATAATGCCGGCATCAATTAGCCATGGTGTCCAGAATCCGTTGATTTGCATTAGACCGCGCGACCCGCCATTTGGGTCTTTGCTGTTGACCGTGTTAGGTATGCAACGCGACTCGCGGAACATGATTGATTCGAGCACGGTGCGCTGATCGGCAGGCCAGCCAAGGTTGACGGCAAGCGCGCTGAACTGCTCACAAGCTGACGTGTACGGGTCAATGTAAATTGTGGACGACGTGCTTGATGTGGTAGTGCTCGGCTCCAGCAAATATGGCGCTAAAGCAATAGTCCCAGACGGGCTACCAGACGCGTCAGGAGCCCCTACAGCGACCGTAAAGCCAAAGACGGTACAAAGTACTAACCCGATTATTTTTTCTGCAAAATAGTTCATCGTTTCTCCAAAGGTATGGGCTGACCCCAACTTGAGGTGAGCGTTCTAAATGCGATTTGTCCCAGTAGGAACTTGCCCGACTCTGGGCTGGTAAAGATCTGCACCAAGATTTCTTGGCCGTTGTCCATAACTCCCGTATAGACGCTGTAATCAAATATTTGGGGGTCAGTCATTGCCTGTCCTTTTGTCGGTACTCCGACCCTAGAACATAGATCAAGCCTTAGGTGGGATTTCCCCGAACACCTTTAAGAATGCGGCTTTTACCCAAATTACCGAATCGGCAGCTTGTGGCGTTATCTCAATGTGAAACCAATCGCCACCTGGTGCGCCGTGGATTGTTGGCTTGTCATACTTTTGCCATGCGTAACGATCGCAACGCCATGCTCGACCTTGAGGTTCTGGAAAGTAATCCAAAATACATTGCAAACCAAGATCATTTGCATTGGCAACAAGTTTGTCAATAAAGATCAGCGCTTCTTTACGGCCTGCTTTTGGTTGTCGTTCGGATTTGCGATACGACAAATCAACAGCTCTGCCAGTTGCGTGAACCGACAATGAGCCAGGCTTACCGCGCATATCGCGTTGACCCCACGACCCGTTGTTCCATAGCGCGCCATTTGATGCGGCGATTGCTTGCTTAATCCATTCGTTCATGCCGGCACGTGGGCCAGCAAATGGGCCGTCTGCGTTGCCGATGTAATCGCGTGCGTTTGGGACGCCTGCTTTAGCCTTTGCTACTGCCACGACCGAACTTCATGTCTTTAGGGTTGAAGTAACGCAATGCTGTTGGGCAAACCGCGCCAATTGCAGCTGCGAGCAATGCGGATGGGTCGGTGTTGCCTGTTACTGCTAACGCAACTACCGCAGCGAGCATGGAGCGCCCGTAAGAGGCAAGTAGGGCTTTGTCACTTGGTTTCATTGGTTGGTTCCTTTGGTTTAGATTTTAGACCATTTGAGGCAACTAAACCTGACAACGTACCTGTCATGAACACGGTCAACGTGGATAGCAGGTCAATAAAGGCAGCGTCATTGGGTGCTTGTTTGTCTATCGGTTGAGTAACAAACATCAGCGCATACACAAAACCGACAACGGTTAGCGCAAAGACAAATGCCATGACTAGGCCAACTACCACAATTAGTCGAGCGTGTAATTCTTCGGGTTTAAGGCGTGGTTTCATAAATCAAATCCCTTGTACACGTTCCAGATGGATTGCAGATCGGTGGTTCGCATTCTGGTTTTTGCCAGTTGACAGGGTTTTGGCATGGGTAACGATATGACCCGTCGTAACCGCAACTAGATACCGCCCACGCAACTACTACAACAAGTAGCGCGTAACCAATAAACGGACGCCATTTCATTAAACCGCTACCCAAGTTTGGGTTGTTTCGTCCCACTCGTATAGTTGGCCGTCCGTGGGGTACGGTACCGGCGGTTGCCAATCGTAATTTGCGTCTAATGTCCATGACGGGTAAGGCTGCGGCACAATAAAAACGTCGTTTGTTTCGTCAAAAGTGTAACCAACGCCTGCGTATTGTTTACGTATGTTGCCATGGTATGACGTACGTTTACATGGTTGGCCTCGATAGTTGGCATACCATGTTTCGGTATCTAAACCGTCTATAAGTTCGGTTTCGTCTACTCCTGTAATTACTTCGGTAACAACAAAGTTTTTGTCTAAAAATGCGTAATGTGCCATGGTTAAACCGTGACCGTTCCTGTTCCTGCTGTAAATGTGTAAACGCGGTAACCTGCACGGCTTACGGTGCTAACGCTATAAGTTAGACCGCCACCAATTGAAGTAAACGCTGGTTCTGTTGACGGGTACGCAATAATGACAACACCTGAACCGCCAGAGGCTGCTGTGTCGCCACCGCCACCACCGCCGCCCGTGTTTACGCCGCCAGCCGTAGCACTTGACAAACCACCACCAGTACCACCACCACCAGTACCACCCGCACCAGCGGTTCCTGTGGTATCCCATTTAGCACCACCACCACCACCGCCGCGTGTTACAGCGCTACCAGTTATTGACGATGATGAACCTGCGCCACCTGCGCCACCATTGGGTGAGACCGCTGTATTTCCACCAGCACCAGCACCACCACCACCGCCGCCAGTTGGTTGGCCGCCGCTTGTACTACCAGCACCGCCGTTATTGCCTTGCCCACCAGTACCAGCACCGCCAGCGCCTGCGGTACCTGAACCTACGCCACCACCGCCACCACCTGAACCGCCGGCGCTTCCTGGGTCTTGAGCATAATGTCCACCAGCACCGCCACCAGTAGAAGTAATTGTGTCAAAAACGCTATTAGAACCATTGGAATTGTTTCCACCGCCAGCGCCAACGGTAATTGTAAATGTTTGTCCTTGCGTCAATGTTTCTGTTGCGGTTCTATAACCACCTGCACCGCCACCGCCAGCGCCACCATAGGTTGCTGGCCCTGAAATGTTTGTTCCACCACCGCCACCGCCCGCAATAACCAAATATTCAGCTACATAAGCAATTGCTGCGCCAACTCCTGCCAAAATTTGCATGGCTTATGCGGCCAGGTTGCCGACAACTACCCATGTGTCGGTAGCAATTTTGCAACAAGTAGCAACAGCGTATTGGCCGTTGGTTTTAAGTTTGCTTCCAGCGCTACGCAAAGTTACGCCAGCGCCAGCGGTAATTGTTACTTGACCTGCACCAAGTTGCATGATGTTTATTTGTGTGCCGATGCCGTAGGCAACGCTTGAGTTTGGTGGAATCGTTAAAGCAATCGCTGACGCGTTATCGCATGTAACAAGTTTGCCGTCATCAGCCAACACGGTGGTGTAGGTCGTGCCGGTCTGGGCATTTAACGCGATCATAGCTGTCGCAACTGCATCCAATTCGGCGGCGGTCAAAACCTGCCCAGCGGTAAAATCTTGCCTTGTAGCCATAAGTGCTCCTATCCTAAGACATTTCCTTCATCAATGGTGCCATACACGGCATCGTCCAATATCAGCTCATAAACGATCGTGGTAGGCGCTGTCGAGTAAAGCACCCTGTGGCCTCTGGCAAAATCAAGGTAATGCTCAATGCCCTCAACCGAGAGCTCTTGCGCCAACTGGGTCGTTCCAGCACCGCTAGGGAATGTTTTTTCTATGGTGATCGTGTCGCCAATGTCTACGGTTGCCAGGGTGTCTTTTTGGGCTGTGGTCAACATCAGGAATTGGGTTTCCACGCTGGTGTATCGGGCTTCTGGTTCAGGGTTTAACAAATATGATGCTGCGGTATCAATTGACGGCTGTTCATGCAACAGGCTGTTGCTGATGTTGCTTGTCTGAATGAAATATGTGGCAATAGACGTTGCATCGCTGGCTGTGGCCGTGTTGCCGTTTAGTGCTGTTACAACCGATCTATTGACCACGGCGTCCGCCTCAAATGAAATGCCCACGCCGTTGTATTTGTAGTTTGTGCCGTCGTCATGAAAATCGGCTACCGATGCGGAAAGCGTGTTGCCTATGCGGTTTTGAAATGTGAGCACCCCAGCGCGTGACATGAACAAGCGACCAAACTCTGCGGTTTCGTTGATCTGCGTAATGTATTGCAAAACGTTGGTTCCTGCTGGCACGGTGTACGCGGCGGCGTGGCCAAGGTTGACGGTGCCTGTTGAGATGTCTCGAGCGCCTGCAGGGAAATCTACTTCTGGTAGGTCTAGGACTGTTTCTATGCGTTCGCCTGATGTTTCGGCTGTGACGTTTAGTTCGTTTAGGTAGGTTTGCGCCAGCAGATAAAACTGGTCAGCGCAATAGACGGTGACGGTGTCTAAACCGCCAAGCGCAAAGTTGTAGTCGTAGTTGACGACATAACCGCTAAACAAAGATTCGGGCATGTTGGTGTTGCTGTATCGAATGAGTTGCACGGCACGCAATGGGGCGAGACCAGGCTTGGATTCGGCTGTGTCGTAGTACGGGCTGTTTTCGTCAAACGGGTTAAAAATTCCGTCCACGTCTTGAATGGTAAATGTCATGGTTCCAGCGCTGAATTGGTCGCCCACGTCACGCCTGCCGCGTCTGACCGTCACGTTGGTTATTGAGTCCATAACGCTGGCAAACTCGGTTGTGCCATCCAGCACGTATGTGGTGTTGTCTAATACGCCTTTGAGCGCATCGTCTAAAACAAATGCGTCAACCTGGAAGCCTGTAGCAATTTGCAGGTCATAGTTGCCTGAATCAATTACAGCTGTGCCAGGCATTAGGCAACCGGTATTTGTAGCGGGCCAGCGGAACGTGAATAAGCGCGCAATGCGTTAACTACGCTTTCGCCAATTTCTGCGCTAGTTGACAAACCGCCTGCCACGTTAATGTTGTACGTTGAACCGCCTCGTTCCGCCATAATGCCCGATGTATCGCCTGTAAAGGTAGGTGCAACCTGTGGTCCAAGCATGATTGAACCAACTGTGTTTTGAAAATTCGCGCCAATACCTTTAACGTCAGCAAGTTTCAAATTTGGGTTTTTCAGTTTCTTTTGTGCCTGGGCAATTGCGTCCATAATGCCCTGCACCATTGCTTCGCCTTGTTTGACGCCCGACGCATAGAACTGATCTGCGGCCAAAATGCCAAGTGCGTCAGCTACAAAGTTTAGGTCGTCCAGTAATTGGTTGATGCCATTGGGGCCTGTAATGGCCTGTGAGCCGCCTTGGATGAGTTCTGTGGCAATTGCACTACCCGCTTCTTGGCCAGCCTCTAGGACGCGCTTTAAAGCGTTTTCAGAGATGCCCATTCGGAGCAATTGCTCGACTTGTTTGCCGAACTGTTTTGCCCCTGCCGCCTGCTGGTTAAGTTGATCAAGAATGCTTGTGCCGGCTTCTTTTGCTGCATCTGCAGCGCCAGAAATTGAAAACTCTCCTGTGACTGATTCTGCAACCGTGTTTTTAAAATCGTTGTAAGCATCACGTGCTTTTTCCAATTTGCCAGTTGCAGCGTCAAGTGCAGCGTTGAACTGGTCTTCCAAGGCTTTGCGCGCTTCTTTGATCTTTTCAGCCATTTTGTCAATAGCCCCGCCAGCACCGCCTGCAGCCTTTTCTGTGTTGCCTAGTTGTGTATTGATTTCACTTAGTTGTGGACCGATTGGCCTGATGGTTTCTACAGCTGAACTTGTTTGTCTTTTAAATGCCGCCATGGCGCCTGCAGCGACAACAAGACCTGCAGCGATTGCAGCGGCTCCGACGCCGACGGTGAGGGCCGTGTTTGCGGCCGTGGCAGATGCGGCAAGTCCCCAGTTCAACGCGGTAGCAACAACTGTGACAGCGTTGGCTGCAAGCATGGCAACTTTAAAAGTAACCAAAGCAGCCGCTGCGGCGCCGATTGCCGTACCAATGCCGAGGATTATTCCAACATTTTTTTGGGCCCAATTGCCAAAAGAAATTAGCGCCGGAAGTAAAGCGTTAACAAGTGGCAATACCGCTGCGCCGATGGCTTCTTTGGTTTCGTCCATTGCTATCGACAAACGTTTGAATTGTCCTTGCGCCGAGTTCGCTGCAACTGAGGCAGAACCGCCAAACGTTTTGGCAAGTGATTGCATAACTTGATCAACCGTTGCACCATCTTTGATTAGCGAAAACAGTTCTGGAGACAAAGCCTTAATTGCTTTTGTATTTCCGCCATACGCTTTGCTGACTGCATCCGCTACTTCTTGGACTGACTTACCAGTCGCCGCACTTACGTCGAGGACAGTTTGAAGCGCATCTTGGGCGGACGCCAAATCGCCAGTACCGCGCACCAAACTGGCAAGCGCAGGACGCAACTCATCGTCAGCCACAGCCGCCGCCATAGACAGCGAACTAATGAAATCCTCGTTGGCTTTAATCTGTTTATCTGTTGCGCCAGTAGTGGCCTGCAATTGACGTGCAAGTTGAGCCTGAGCCTGCTGGTCTGCTGCAGCCGCTTTAGCCGTAACAACCAAACCAGCACCCAAAGCAACAAGCGCAGCCGTTGCCGGCACAAATGCTTTGTTAACAGCAAATGCCGCTTTCTGCGAATTGGTCTCTAATTTTTTAAACTCTTCAAAAGTTTTCTCAAGCCCTTTCGGGTTGAGTTCGGTAATGATGGGGATGCGAATAGCCATTAGAGATTGCTCCTACTTAAAGCCACGTTGATCTGATCGGTAATCGTGTCCACCAGTTCCACCATGGCTTGATTTACGCGATCAGCGTTTAGATCGTAGGACGGCCACATCACTCGACTAGGCGACCCAAAGTGCATAGTTAAGCCTGCGATCATGTTTTTGCCAGCTGGGGTTTTACCACCTTTTTTGCCAGCCATGTCAATGATCGTTGCAGCAGGATTTTTCTGAATAATCGTGATCGTTGACTCCGATTTTTTGCGAGTATCAACTTTGACTGATATGCCTTTGATTGCTTTAGCCCTGTCATACGGAAACTTTTTGTTTGACCCTTGAGTCCAGGCTCTCGACATGCCTGACAAATACTTGTCGGGATAAGCGCCAGATGCTGTACGAATTACAGGTTCAACAATTGCTTTGGCATCTTGCAGTATTTGCTTACGCAAATCTGGTGCAAGTTTGTTCAGCCTTTTAAGGTCTTCTTTAACCCCGTAAACCTGAATACCTGTTTTTGCCATGTCACTTGTTCCTGTTCTTCTCCTCTAACACAGTAGTGACAGTAAGCAAGTCGGCGGTGTCAAACTCTTCTGAATAAAAGCGCGGAGCCCACGAAAGAGCAACTAGCAATTCTGCTAGGAGCCTTCTGTGAGTTCCGCGTGGGTAGGGTTTTCCAGTTCCTCTGCAATCACTTCAACCGATTCAAGTTTGGCAATAAACTTGTCAAACTCTCCTGGCACTACAATCTTGGCTTGCTTCGATGCTTCCCACGCTAAGAACGCAAGGTCTTCAACGCCTACGCCGCTAGCCATATCTGATGCTTTGCGTTTAAAGCGTCGCTCCCATGCAACAAGTGTGACGAGGTTAGTTGTCACTTCGTATGGGTCTTTGCCTTCTTCTGTCACCTTGAGGTGCAGTTTCATCTTGTCTCGCTTTCGTGTCGGACCGGTGCGCGGTCAGATTATGATGGGGTAACGTCTGTGGTGTAAACGCCACCGTTAAATGTAACGCTGATGGTGCCAAGAGCGCCCAACGAGTTTACAACTGGAAGCGTTGCCAAGAATGTTCCAGTCAATGTCATCTTTGGGTTAGTTGCTGATTCGTTTCCAGATGATGGTTGAACTATGACGGTTGTGCTCGTGCCCACTAGTGCCGAAAGGGTAATCCATGACTCTGTGGCTGCGAAGCTCGCATAGAAGTCAAGTGTGATTGAGCTTGAACCGAGACCTGCAACGTATTTGCGTGCGGTGTCTCCGAATGCTGTTGCTTCGAGCTGGTCAACGTTGATGTTGACGGTTGCGCCGGTGCATTGGTCTGAGAGGTCTACCGCGTTAACGGTGACGACTGGGTTTGAAAGATAGGTGCTGGTTGCCATGGTTACTCCTTGGATGCTTTCTTAGGTTTAGTTTTAGCAGGTTTTTCTTCTTCTGTGGTTGATACTTCAACAACAACGATGAAACCACCTGCTAGCAAAGCGTCAATGTTGATGCCTTCTGCTGGTTGGTATGGCTCGCCGATTTTGCCGAGTCTGTTTGATGCGATTAAAAAGCTCATGATTTTTGAGCCTGTATTGCGCAGTCAAGGTCGTAGCAAGGGTATAGCGCGCCGCCAATTTCAAGGCTTGATGGTCGTCCAGCCATGACAATAATTGGTGAGCCAAGGACTGTTGCCACAATGCTGAGGATTGATCTAAGGATTGGCAATCCTGCCGGGCCTGAGCCAACCACTTTGATCGGAAACTCCATGCGCACAATGTTGCCATTGCCAGCAAACGTTTCAAAACTCGGAGCGTCTAAGAACACGCAATTAGGCCCGATCTTTGTTGAATCGTTGACAACACGCAGGCCAGACACCGCGGTCAGCGTTGCCGTCAAATCATCGATGGCTTCGTTGAACAGGTCGGTGTAAGCCATTAGGCAACCGCTGGACGTGGGATGCCAAGCAGCTGCTTGACGATCGGGGTCAGGCTTTGCTGTGGTGCCGAGCCCATGCCGTCAAACGTGGCGTAGGTTGCCTCTATTGACCCTCTGGAGCGCCACAGAGCGGCGCAATACATCAAAGTGCCCAATGTTGCGTCTCCTCCTGGTGAGGTCGTTAGAGAGTCAATATAACCGCTCTCCTGACGCCTGCGATAACAGAACTGATTGCCAGCCGACACCGATTGCGTAAGCAACGTGTAATCGTCAGACGGGTTAGCAATAGTGATGCCAAGGTAAGTCATAACATCCGAGGCCGTTACCCATGTGCAAACTGGCGCGTAGGTGACTGTGCCAGATGCGGCGGTGCGCTCGACATCATCGGCAGTCTTTGCAAATAGCACTTGATCAGCAATAGGCAACTGGTAGTCGTACAGCAGGTCGCCCTGACTGTCAACGCCAAGAAACAAATACTGTGGCAAAGCACGCACCGTGTAGGTGCCGTTAAATGTGGCGTCAACGCCTGCAACCGTAATTGACTGGCCGACTGCAATCTCGCTGGGGGTCAGGAGTTGCAGTACGGCGTAGTTGTCAATTAGGTACTTGTTAGTGACCGAATAGGTGGCCATTACTAGGGCCTACCTTCCGAATCAAGGACTGACGGTGATGGACTTGACGAGATCGCTGTCTGCGATGAACGTTGCAACGTATCCGTAGTAGGAGAACACGCGTCCGAGTGTGGATGGTGCTTCTACTGACATTAAGCCACGTACCTGCTCGTAGAACTCAATTGCTGATGCTTTTGCAACAACCATTGTGTTGTTTGCAAAGTTGCGATCGGCAACAAGGTTCAAACCGAATGGGTTGAACGTGTTGAGCTGTGTGATGTTTGCGGTTCCTGCAGCGTTTACGCCCATGAGACCGGCAGCGCCAGCGTATGGGAATACGGAACGCTTATCTCCGTCCAATTGCTGGCCAAGCAACTTCCATACGTTCGGGCTGACAAAAATGTGGTCAGGCAAGAAGTTGCTTGCGGTCAGGATGTCGGTTGCTGCATCGTAGAGCGCTGCGAACAACGTTGATGGGTCGGTGCTGTTGTAAGTCCAAGTTGAACCTGATGCTGATGCACCTGCGGTAATCGCATCGGCTGCAACGTCATCGCTCTTCA